CGCCGCCAGTTCCTCAGTCACCCGTGCAATTTCCTCGGGCGAGGCTTCGGAATTGCGATAGATCAGACTATGAATAGTCTGAGCCGGTGTGCCCTTGCGTGTCATGACCAGGACCGCCTTGCCGGTGAAGGCGGCAAAGAGCACGCCGCCCAGACCGCCCGGCGTCATGGGCTCGAGACCAAGCGCCTGCATGGCCAAGTTCGTGATTGTGGTTTTTCCCGTACCTGCGTACCCGAAAACGCGCAGGATCTGCTGCTGGTGGCGGCGGTTTAGATACCAGTCCCTGATGACCGCGATGGCCTTCGATTGCGCCTCTGAGACAACAATGCTCATCATTGCACCTCCGACCAGCAGCGCGCGCTGAATGGGCAGAAGCGGCAAAGGTAAAAATCGGCATGGGCGGCAGCGCGGGGCAGAAGATCGCCTGCATCCGCGGCACGCAATACGTCCACCCCCTTGTCTGAGAGCGCCTGTGCAGCGGCCGCATCAAAGGACACATGCTCGTGGTAAAGTTCGCAGGTGTCCTTGTTCAGTGCGGTGAACAGCGCGGCTTCCAGCTCCATATAGGCCATGTAGATCTGCATCTGCGCGAAATAGACCGGCTTCGACGCCCGCACGCCCTTCCTGGCCGTGTCATTCCAGCTGGAGGCTTTCAGGGCCTTATGTTCCCAGAGCACCGGCCAGGAAATTTCAAGATTGGGGCCGCCAACGATGACGCCATCGACATGACCACGGATGCGGCCACCTGCAGTCTCGAAGCCGAACTGCCCGCCGCCTCGCTTCTCGGTGCGCAGATCAAACCCCGCCTGCCTCAGCCAGCGGATGGCCAGATCCTCAAAGACATGGCCCGCCTCGAAGATGCGCAGGGTGCGGCCTTCAAACTCTTTCCCCGGATCCACCGGCGTCTTGGTGAATTCATAGACGAGCCGGCGCGCGCAGGGTTCGCCAATGCGGCTGGCACCAAGGTAGTCCCGCGGGCGTTGGCTATCACGCTCCGTAACAAGGGCCTTGTCGATATGGGCATTGATCCGCGCCCCGAGGGGCTGCGGGTCCATAGCCGCACGTCCGTAGACGCAGCTGGATTTATGGTTCAGGTCAAGCATACTCATCTCCGGATCAAAAAGGGACATCGCCCGCATCGGACTGGCGTTGCATCGAGGCCTGGAACCCGTCCACGCAGGCCTCGATCACGCTGTCGATGTCAGCGGCCGGACGATCAAAGAAAGGCTCCATCAGCCCCATCTCCGTCAGCGCCTCGGCCAGGTCGCGGCGCGCCTCACGGATCGCGCGGGTTTCCATGTCGGTCTTGTCGATCATTCCGTGGTTCCTTTTTGCGTTGGCCGAGCCCACCGTGAGGCAGACCATCGAACAAAATCGGTGATAGGGATGGCGGTCCCATCGCAGCAGGTGGCAATAGCCGAAGCCCCTGGCTTCCCTGCCGCAGAGCGCGCAGGGAACGCGGCGGGCGAGGTCGGCGCGGCTCATCCCATGAGCAGGTCGTCCAGCTTTTCCCGTTCCGCTGGATCGGGTCCTTGGGTCCGCCGCTGCGAGGCCAGCACGATGAAGCGGCTGATCGCGTTTGACGCCATGCATTCGAGATCCTTTCGCGTGAGGGTGGCGATGGGGCGGTCGAGCCGCCCCCGCGCTTCCAGCCAACGCCCCATTGCGAGGGCCGCTTGCGTGGTGACATGCGCCTGCCAGTCATCCGGGCTCATGGGTTCAGCCATGCTGGGCCGCCGGCTGGGTTGGTGGCTGCGGGGGCAGGTGCCGACTGGGCAGCGGGTTGGGCTGCGGGTGCCGACCATGCTGGCGTCGCGGGCGTACTGGCTGGCTGCGATTGCCCCCAGGCAGGTGCCGCTGACACAGGCACGGCTGCTGCCGGGCGCGCGCGGTTCGAGGGCTGCGCCGGTACCACCTCGCCTGCCATGACCTTTTGCCATTCAGGCGCGGTGGGCAGGACCACATGGTCGAGCTTGTTGGCGTCCTTGTAGGCTGGATTACGGTTTGGCTCGATCTGGATCTTGGCGACAAAGGTGATGCCGTCGAGATCGGCGAGGCCCCGCAGCACGCGCTTGGCCTTGGCGGCCTCACTCATGTCCTCGGGGTTCAGCCCAAGGGCGCTGTCGATCATCGCCCGGAACTGGCTCTTGGAGATCTTCCAGCCAACAGACAGGCCCTGCTCGTCGAGCTTGCCGCCCTGGACCGTGAAATTCTGCCAGAACTTGCGCCGAGCAAACGGACCCTCAGCCACGGTGAACTCAGCATCGACCATGCGCACGTCACTGCCGGGCTGGTTCGAGGGTTTCAGGAGGCCGCGATCAACCTCGCTCATGCCGTCCACGCCGCCCTTGCGGATGGACATGGTCACCTTGGCAAATGTACCGTCGGGGATCAGATCGCCGGATTGCTGCGGCGCGACGTCATTCATATCGAAGGTCATGGGAATTATCCTTTCTGGGTTTGATTGATTTTGGTGAGAAGCGCACCGAGATCGGCGGGCTCGGTCAGGTCAAGGCGGCCTGAGCGGTCTTTGGCGGGCAGGCCCCAGGGATTACCTGAACGACACACCAGACGCCGGACCTCCCCTTTGTCGGGGTCGTGGCGCCATGTGATGGCGCCGTCCGGGCCGGTTTCCGGGCTGAAGAGGCCGAGCGTCATCACCTGATCAACGATGCCGGGTAGTTCTCGTGCCACCTTGCCGCCTTCCATCTGCGGCTGGAACGTCACCCGGTTCATGTCGTCGACGACCTTTTCGAGGATGCCGACAAAGATCACTGTTTTCCCCGGCGCGTGCTGGAGGTGCTTCAGCAGCCCGATGACCTCGCGCGCGAGCAAGCCATACGCGCCGCGCGTGTCAGGCTTGCCGGTCCGTTCCGACAGCGCCTCAGGCCGGGTCTTGGCCCAAGCCATAGCCTGTCGCGTCAGATCGGTGATGCTGTCGACAAACACGATGCTCTTTGCATCAAGCCGTGCGGCCAACTCGGGATGCTGCCCGCGCAAATGATTATAATGTGCCTCTGAGAAATGCTCATCGGGCTGCGCGGCAGGGTTCGCACCGCCAATCAGGCACGCAATATCCACGGCATCAGCGAAGCGGCGGATAGGCAGGCTATCACCACGCCAATTTTGGACAGATTTGAGACCGGCTTCAAAGTCGAGGCAGACGGTCCTGTCCTCGGGCATAGTGATCAGCAATGTTGTTTTACCGCCACCGCTTTGCCCGAAGATCGCAAGAGTCGTTTTGCCCTGGGCCTCGGCGAGACGTTCATCGGCGGAAAGAATGCGAAGGCTCATGACAGCACCTCGCCGCCCAGTTGCGGTAAACCATTCTGGGTCAGGATGGCGTCGAGGCAGTCGCCAAAGCGCCAGTCCGGGTTTGCTGCCCAAAACTGATCAGCCTGACGCAACGCTTCGCGCCATTCGCGCAAAGCCGCACTGTCATTGGCAATTTGGCCGTGCCGGATCTCGATGGCCCGGGCGAATTCGGCGCGCGTCAGTTGGCGTGTCGACACCAACGTCGCGCCCTCGAGATCCATGGCAACGGCCGCAGGCAATGAAAACGGCAGTTCCGCCTGATCCGGCGCAGCGGCTTGCTCTGCTCTGAGCTTCAGGCGGCGTGCCCGTGTGTCGATACGGGTGACAACACCATCGATCCCGGCGAGATACTGCCCGTCCGCATCGATATCATCCCAACGCTTGACAGCAGCCTGGCGCTTATTGACCGCATGGCCAGCCATCACGTCACCGATAATCTCGGCGACAACATCATTCAGTCGCATATGTCCCATTCTGGACCTCCTGTTCGTAAAGGGTGCTGAAGTCATTGAGCCACGCCGCCGCGCGCCGGATCGGCGCGGTGTCAACGGCATGACGAGAAGCGGGCGGTACGCGGCGTACCGCCTCCGCGGGGTCCGGCTGTTCATCGATGCGCTCGATGATCTCTTCGATCCGACCGCAGATCGCACGATCCTCTTGCGTTCCGAACACCGCGGTCTGGCGCGCCCGCATTTCCGGCGTCATTGGTGGCGGGCGATCTTCCTCAAGGCGCTGGACGCTGTCCTGCACCCGCTGCAGCCGGTCAATCGAGCGTTGCAGCCGATCCTCTGCCGCGCGGCGGACCGAAGACCGCGTGGGTTCTTCACCACGTTCGAGTTTATCGTCGAGCGTACGGCGCACGATGCCGGGATCGGCAACTTCGGCATCGCGCAACTGGCGGGCCTCATGGATCTGATCGCGGCGCAGGCCGAGATCAGCTGCGGTGGTGATGTTGCGCTTGTCGACACCACTTTCCCAGCCACGTTTGGCCACGTCACCCCGGGCTTGCGCCGCATCGTACTCATCAGCCAACCGCCGTTTGGCAGCCGCCTCGATTTCCAGCGCATCAGCCTGAGCACGGTGGGCCGCAGCGACCAAGTCGTCGTGGGCGGCTTTTGCGTTCTTCAGACGCGCAGCACGTTTCGCGGTGTCATAAACAAGACCGGCAGCCTCGCGGGCCTCGAGCACTTCCGCTGCGGTCTTGGCGCCTGCCAGCATTGTCGCTGCGCGATCAATCAGGTCGGGAAGACCCTCGATCGTCTGTGGAATGGGGCTGAGCGCTGTCATTGCGCACCCCCATTCGGCTCGAGCGTGACCTTCAGGGTACCGGTCCGCACTGTGCGTGCGGGCTCAAAGCCCTCGCGGATTGCATCAGGCCAGGCCGTGTATTTCCGCTCCGGCACCTTTATGGTGATGTCGACATACTGGGCGGGATCGTCCCCGGCGGCGCGGATGCGCGCGACCATGGCTGCAAGCGTCTCCTGATCCCAGTCAACGCGTTTGGGCAGATCAGCCACGACGGTGTAATCGCCATCCGCGAGGCGAGCGGTGCCGGTATCCTTTCCGCAGGCCCGCCGGGCGTCAGCGGCGCGGGTGGCATAGCGGACGTCGAGGGCGGTGCTGAACCGCGCAGTGGCGGATTTCAGCTGTTTGGTGGCATGGACCAGTTCAGCCTGCAGGCTGGCGAGCAGTCCCACCGGCATCTGCGCCAGATCGCCGGTCGGCATGTTGAGCATGTCATTCACGCTCGGGGTGTTTTCCGGATAGGTCATGGGGGTTCCTTTTTTTGGGGGGATGGGTCAAGCAGCCACGGCAGCCAGTTGCGTGACGGCATCAGCTGAACTGCGCGTCTTGGGGCGCGCGATCGCGAGATAAGAAAACAGGTCCGCTCCAAGGCGTTCCTGGACAAGATGGACGAGGCCTTGGCCTTCGGTCCAAAAGGCCCGCTTGCCCAAGAGGGCCAGTTCGGTGCGCTCATTGTCCTCAAGCTTGGAAAGCCCGTCGAAGGTATCGAGCACCAGAAACCCGCGATGGTATTCCAAGCGATCGCCAGGCATGGCTTGTGCCACCCAGGCGCAGAACTGGATTTCCGTGAGCGGACCCTTCGGCCGGATCGTAGAGATGGTTGCAGTGGTCATGTTGCTGGCCTCCTCGCCTTGCTTCTACTCACGCGATCTCAAAACCGTCCCAGTAGGGGCCGAGACCGAAAGCGGTGAGCACAGGTCGAAGGGCGGAGATCCGGCGATAGAGGGTGGCGCGCTTGAGCTCCCCGTGTGCGACCAGATCAGACACAGTGAGCCGGGACAGTGCGCGGCAGAGCTGACGGTCATCTTCGCGCAGGCGGGCCAGCGCGCAGTTCGTGGCGAGCCTTGCATGCTGCATGTCGATGTCGAACGGGCGCTGACCGTACCAGCTGGCCAGGCCATCCTCTTCAAGCAGCAGGTTTTTCAGGGGCTCGCGACTGCCGGCCATCGGGACGTCGAGCGAAAGCATCCATCCGCCTTGCTCGCGGCGCTGACGCTGGATCCGCATTGCGATCCGCGACGACTGGTTGCGCAGGACGATATTGGCGAAGGCGCCGATGCCGCCGCGGCGGGCATCAAACCCGGGCAAGCGGCAGATGAGGTCCAGGAGCAGATCTTGGGACAGGTCCTCGAGATCAGCATGTGGCAGATGCAATTTGCGGTGCAGACGACGCGCCGCGCGATGGGCCTCGTCGATCAGTGTGGCAATGTCAGCGGTGGATAATCTGGGGGGCATGGTCGGGGTCCTCGAAGCTTGATTTCTCTTGCTCCGAACTTCGCCGACCCCGGCCTTCCGTTGGTGTGTTTGTGGTGTGCGTTTGGTGTGAGAAAAGTGTGTCGCGGGCTCAGCCCGCGATTTCGATCTCTTCGCGGCTCAACGCCAGGCGATAGCCAATGCCCCGAACCGAAACGAATAATTCGTCAACTTGCACGCGCGTCAGGCCGCAGCCAATCAGCGCGTTGCGCAGATCCCGAATGATTTCTTTTGCTTCACGGCCCGTGTTGATCTCGATTTCCTGTTTTTTCAGCCTTGAGTCAGGGCCCACTGCGTGCTCGGCGAACAAACGGACCAGGGCGAGCATCTGCGAGGGCAAATCCAGGACCCGCCCATCCAGCGTCACAGCTTGGCGACTGCGATGGACGACCAGACGAATCCGGTTGCGCGGCGGCAGCAATGCATCGAAGAAAATCGCTTCACCGCCGTCCTCATCCGTGCGGAGTATCTCGGTGATTTCGTGAACGTCGATTTCCATGTCGCGCAAGCGGATGCCGCTGGCCTGGTCGATGTCATCGAACACCACGATCGGCGGTGTACCACCGGCCACTGATTTCAGAAGCATCGAGATGCCAGGCGCAAACACGTCACGTGGCGACCGGCACAGAAAGATGCTGCGGCCCGTCGCCGACTTGCCCATTGACCAGAGCCCGGCAGAGATCGCGGCCGGAGCGCCCGCCAACTTGCCCACTGCCGCAATAGCTGCGATCAATTGCTCTGCATCGATCCGGTATCGCATCAAGTCGTTCGGCTCGAGGATCACATCTTGGCTGGGATCAAGCGGGCAGCAGGCGATGAGCTTGCCATCGATTTCCTGGATCATCCGCGCGTCATAGCCGCAATCGCAATGCGCGCAGGTGCCCCAGCTGTCAATCTTGCGGTCCTCGATCAGAATGC